CCATCGTGGCTTTGCTTTCCTTTTGCCAATCAGAGCATCCACCCCCACCGTCGCGCACCCAATTGTGACAGGTCTTGTACTGACACCTCATTACTAATCGCTGAGAAATTTTTCTGCGCCCCTAGTAAACATGGGTGGATCGTCTCGTCAGAAGATTGAACAATTTTTTGACATCAACGTCCTCAACAAATCGATCACCAACAGCATCACCACCAATCGCACGTCGGTGGCGTCGTCCCAGACGAACATTCAAAAGTTATCCATCGTCATCGGTGGCAGCGTGGTGGGATGTGACATCAAGACTGGTCAGAAGATTAAGGCGGACAACACGAGTACTGTTGAATCGGCGGTCTCCAGCGCGGTCAACATGAAGCAAGAGATCTCCTCCCAATTGGATCAATCCGCGACGGCCAATATGGAAATGTTATCAGAGTTGGGGGACATCACCGCCCTCACCGGTAAAAAGACTCAACAGGACGTTTTACAGGAGATCAAGAGCGTGGTCCAAAACATCGTCGAAACGAACATCACCGAAGAAAACATCACCGAATTGATGGCGGAGCAGGTGAACATTCAGAGCACCGAACTCATCATCGGGGGCTCCTTCGACTGCCGTGGAGGTCGAGGTACGATCGACGCCTCGCAGGACGTCGTCGCCGGTTTGACGGCCACCGCCATCACCGATATGCTCACCGAAAAGATCATGGAGAACAAATTCATTAACAAGATTGTCCAAGAGGGGGAGTCGAAGCAATCCCAAAAGGCTACCGGTTTCGCCTCCATCATCGATAGCATCGGTGAGGGTATCTCCAACATCATCTCATCCTCCACCGGTATCTTCTACATCATCGGCTGTGTGCTCTGCGTGGCTCTCATCGGTCTCGTCGTGTTCATGATGTCCCCGGCTGGACAAAACTTGGGCAAAGCGGGTGCAGCAAAGGTCAAGTATTCTCGATAAATTTCTAGTCATATCACAATATGGGAGGAGGTGGAAGTCCCCGTCAGCAGATTGAGCAATTCCTAAACATCAACGCGCTCAATAAATCCATTACGAACCAAATCATCAATAATAGGACGACCGTTTCTTCGTCACAAAATAACATTCAAAAGTTGACCATCGTCATCGCCGGGAACGTCGTGGGTTGCGATGTTATCATGAATCAAAAGATTTCGACGGAAAATCTCAGTACGGTGGAATCCGCCAGCGCCACCGTCGTCGACATGAAGGGTGACATAGAACAGATGCTCAAGGACGCCATGAAGGGAAACATGGATCTCCTCAAGGGTGTGGGGGATTCCCTAAACGTCTCCGGTGCCGCCAGCGACGCCCAGATTAAACAACACATGAACACGACTATTCAGAACGTGATTGAAACCAACATCACACAGGAATCCATCAGCGAAATCATGGCTGAACAGGTCAACATTCAATCCACCGAACTCATCATCGGTGGAAATTTCGACTGCCGGGGTGGACGGGGTAAGATTGACGCGTCCCAAGACATCGTCGCCACCATCACGGCAGACACGATCGGGAATCAAATCGTAGAACAAATCCTCGCCGACCCGGTGGTGAACAAAGCCACCGCCCAAATCGAGAAGAACATTGAAAAGAGAAACAATAGCATTCCCTACAAAATGAAACAATTTTTCACGAGCACCATCGGCATCATCTCCATCGTCGCGTGCGTGTCGTTCTGTTGCGCCTTCCTCGTGATCCTGCTCGTCGCCGGGGGGAAGAATAAATCCAATTAAAGAACAATTCAACATCTTTACCTAATGATTTTAAGTATCGACGTCGGTATTCGAAATCTCGCCATGTGTTTACTCAACGAAACGTCCGATAATCGCATCGAACAGTGGGATGTTAGCGGTGTCCCACCGGAACACAGAGACGGTTTGTACGTGTCCTTAAGAAAACACCTCGACGAACGCCCGTGGGTTCTCACCGCGGACGTCGTCCTCATAGAGAAGCAACCGGATAGGAATAAGCGGATGGTGAGTGTCATGCACTTTCTCCACAGCTATTTCGTCATCAAGTGCCCCCGCGCGGAGACCATCCTCTACGACGCTCGTCACAAAGTCCCGGACGTCGCCGGTTCGGGGAAAACCCTGTACAGGAAGAGAAAGAACACCGCCATCGAGAGGTGCAGGGATTTCATTCACACCGGTGACACCAATAAGGGTTGGATTGAGACCTTTACGAAATCCAAAAAGAAGGATGACCTCGCGGACACCGTGCTCCAGGCGCTGTCGTTCACGAGGAGGGTCGACCCCCTCCCGGAGACGTCGAAAAAGGTGAAAAAGGTGACACCCCGGAAACCCACCCCGAACCAGAAGGAGACCAAATACTCCAAGGCAAACCTGGCGTGGATTTACAAAAATAAACCGGAGTGTGAGGTGTTGGAGAATAACAAGAGATTCATGAAGGATCTCCGGAGGTACTACCGAGACATCGACGAATTAATATCAGACATTAAATAAAGTATGAACTTTACGACATACGTGATAAATCTCGATTCTCAGAGGGAGAGATTCGAGGCACAGTCCCAAAGTCTGCGGGAGGTGGGAATTCTTCCGGTGAGGATCAGGGCGTTCACGCGAGATGAAATCCCGGAACAGGACGTGGACAGACACTTCGCGCGCCACGCCAGACACGTCACGCCCCACTCCAACATGGCGTGCGCGTACTCCCACATCGTCGCCCTCAAGACGTTCCTCGAGACGGATCCCAAACCGGTCGCCCTCATCCTCGAAGATGACGCGTTCCCACTCGTGGACGTCGAGGCTCTCCGGAAAACCGCGCAGACCCACGGGGAGTGGGACATGCTCTCCCTCCACTGCGATGGACTCTGTCCGGAGGGTGGGGGTGCGCCGGGGAGACTCTCCGCCTCCGCCGCGGCCTATTTCGTCACCAGGGAGGGTGCCCAGAAAATCCTCCACCATAAATTCGATTATCAATACGACCTCGACACCACCTACGTTAGAGGTCTCCGGAAGCGCGTGGACAGGGAAAACTCGTTCTGGACGGACGAAGACGCCACCATGTCTGGGTCGTGGAGCACGAACCGGAAAAACGTGAGGGGGTGCCCAACGCTTTTGCGGGACGTGAGGGGAAACCGGGGAGAGAAGAACGTGTGTCACGCCATGTGGTACAAACTTTTTCGTGTCTTTCGTTACGAAGTCACTACTTTCGACGTCTTGGTCGTGGCCTTGGCCTTGTTTTTAAGTCTCCGTTTACGGTAGATGAATAGGGACAAATGTTTTCACGCGTGCCTCGTCACCGTGCTCCTCGGAGGCTTCGGCGCCGCGGTGTTCATACGAACGAGGTCGTCGTGGTAATTCCGTGGAGGGTGCGCGACTGAGGTTGAGTTTCCACCGGGTCAGGACGTCGCGTATGGCTCTCTCGCTCTGTACTTTTATCACCGGTGACAGACCGTTGACGACGTCCGGTTTGGCGCGATCGTCGTCTTTGAATTTTTTTTGATACGCGAGAATGCTGCACGATGGGATGTCGGGGGCGTCCTCCAAGAGGCGATCGTACTCTTGTCTGAATTGACGCACCAAATCCGTGATGTTATCCTTCTCTCTGTGCTTGGGATCCAGGCTCAGTTCCATGTCGATCGCGCGGTACAGTTTCGACCACGCCGTGCTCATCTCGCTGTGCTTCTCCGCCAGAGACGCGCTCTGACTGAATTTCGAGATGGAATTCAGGAGACCCCCGAGGACGTTCAGGGTCGCGAAGACGATTTGGAAAAAACGCGCGTGTTCGGGAACTTCCTCGGTACTCGTGGGATTTATTACTGCGAAACCACCAAGGCCCGTGATCGAGGCTATGATTATCGACGGGTACGACATCCAGTCCGAGACAGATTTGTAGTGAATGCGGGCATGCGTGTGGAGCCAACGATACCCCGAGGCCTTTTGCTTCCACTCCTTGAGAAGATCTTCGGATCTATGATCCCAATCTTCACTCATCTTACTTACCGAGCATATTTTTAATCTCAGTCGCCTTGTTCCTCGCCAGGGTGTCCACCTTTTCGTTGAGGGGATTGCCGTTGTGTGCCTTCACCCACCGCCAGTCTATGTTTTTAAAGTTGTCCCTCAGGACGTCAATCCTCTCCCACAATTCGCGGTTTTTCACCGGTTCGTTCTTCGACGTCTTCCACTTGTTTTGTTTCCACGCGTGCACCCACTTGGTGATCCCGTTCCTCACGTACATGGAATCCGTGAACACCACGAGATCGTCCAGACCGAGTTCGAGACACTTTTCCAGGGCTTCGGCCACCGCGGTCATCTCCATGATATTGTTCGTCGTCTTCGCCGTGCCCCCGACGAGTTCAAACCCCGGTCCCACGCACGCCCACCCACCGGGTCCAGGGTTCCCGAGGGCGCTTCCATCAGTAAACACGTTGTTCATTTTAATCAGTACTCGAGTCTTACCTTTAACGAAAAAAATAATTGTGTATTGTAAACCATGAACGCCCTCGTGATAGGTGGAATTATCTTAGTCGTGGTTGGTGTGCTCTTGTTCTTCTTGCTCAAAGACGACGGGACTGGCCCAGCCTCCGCCACCGGTCCGGTCGAAGAGGACGCGACCCAAAACCCAGCAGAAACCACAGAATTGCCAGAAGACGACGTCGCCAATGAGGGGGAAGACGGAACCGTGAAGGAAGAGGTCTCCGAAGACGCCCCCGCCGTGGATGATCCCTCGAAGATCAAGGGTCTCACCGGATGGTACACCGGAGACTCTTGGGACGAAGACAACGAGGTCTGGAAAGACAAATCCGAGGCCAAGAACGACGTCACCGAGGTGAAGGGTTCCATCGACGTCACGTCGGACGATGGCTCGAATAATCAAAAGTATTTGTTCGGTGGCCCGAGCGCGGGGATGAAATTCCCTGTGCCTGTCTTGTCAACCGGTCGCAAATACACCCTGTTCCACGTTGCCAGATACAATGGTAGCAGACGTGGACGCATCTTCGACGGCATCGATAACAATTTCTTCAGTGGATTCCACGGTGGACACGTGGGTACCGCGCACCGCACCGGTTCGGGTTACATCGCACACTGGTTGCGTCCACAAAGTTTCGACGATTTCATCGTTCACACCGATCAAAAGCACCTCTTGCGTTACAACGGCCTCCAGAGGAGCGGTGCCACGAACCAATCCGCACTTATTCCAGGACAATTGACTATCAACGACGGTCAACTGCAGGCCACCGAGAACAGTGATTGGGCGGTCGCCGAAGTTATCGTGTTCAACCGGGAACTCACCCTGGATGAAATGATGAAAATCGAAAACTACCTCATG